GGATAATCTCTTGATCGATGAAGCTTTCATGCAACACCCGGGAATGATTGTATGCGCGATTGTGAAATCCGAAGCGAAATTCGTTCGAATGGTCGGTGATGTGTTGCAAATTCCGTTCGTCCCCCGAGTGCGTGAGTACGAAGTCAAGTACAAAAGACTTGACGCATTGTTCGATATTGTTGAAACCTATTATCTATCCTATCGTTGTCCGAGAGACGTATGTGCTCTCTTCGATCCTGATTATAAAGCTGTGAACCGTGGGATATTAGATAAGGGTTTCAAAACAACCAGTACGGTCGGACAATCTCTGAAAGTCGTGAAGATCTCGTCTGTGTCAAGTGTGCCATTGACCCCGGGTACTACTTACTTGACGATGAAACAAAGTGAAAAGCAAGCGCTTAGGGGTTTGTATCCAAACATCGTAGTCTCAACTGTTCACGAGTATCAAGGTAAGCAGAGCAAAAATATCGCTCTGGTAAGACTGAGTCAAATTCCCGGCGAAACAATCTACTTGGATACTGCTTATGTACTTGTTGCTATGACTAGACACACCCACACCTTTGTGTATTACACTATTTGCGATAAAGACATAATATCCGCGAATTGTAGACAACAGTTCAGTCAACAAGAACTGTTAGCGGTTTACTCTGCCGCTGGAGGTAGTCTTCAACACGGATTCAGGGAGAAGTCTTCGTATGCGATGGGAACTGTCTCTAGTCGTGGTGACAGTATAAAGTTGGTACCAATTAGAACCGATAAGTACAACTTTAAGTCGGTCAATGGCACTCTATACGTTAGTCGCGATTATCTGCGACGAAGTAACGTCGACACCGTTCTTAAGTCCGTGAGGAAGCTAGTTGGTAGGAAACCTGTTAGAGTCGACAATTCTATTTTTTGCTATTTTGAACATCAGCACCTGATGAACAAAGCCTATGTTTTGGGTATGGTCGTCTGCTCCGACACTCTTACCGATGATGTGCTTCCTTATCAGATCTTTGACTTTATGAACATTAACTCATATGTCGATGATTTGAGAATGCGTGATGAACAGTTTGATCCAACCGCCGTGATACATGGAATGCCACTCGAGCATGAATTTTTGGCCGACGCCCCTGTGGGGACAATTGATGATGTCAAAACTATGTTAGACGTCATACAGCCATGGGTATTCCCCACTGACGACAGTGAACACTGGTTCATGTTGTCGACGTGTGATCTAGACGTTAATTTGGATCATGTGTCCTATCCTGTGACTCGTAGTGTGGGAAAAAGAAAGATCTATGATAACTTAACCCCTGTCTTGAGAACAACTATGCCGAGAGTGCGAAACGCCGAGTTGCGTGAGAGTTTGCTTGCACTGGTCAAAAGGAATAAGAATGTGCCGGAATTGTCGTCATGTGTTGATTATGATGGTCTGAGTACTAAAATGGTAGACAACTTTGTTGTCTCGTTCCTAAAGAGAAGTGAACCGTTCCCGACGTTTGGGATATCGAGTAGTGAAATCGCCGATTGGTTGAAAGGGCAAGAGTTTAACAACTATGACTTGATTGTTCCTGATAGGTCTTTGACCCAGACCGATCTGGGATCGTACCAGTTCTCGATCAAAAAGACCCCGAAACCTATACTAACCTATGATGCTGAGCTGCAATATCAAGCTCTACAAACTATTGTCTGTCAGGGCAAGGACGTCAACACGCTTTTTTGCCCCTTGTTTAGGGTGATAAAGGAAAGGTTGTTGACTCACTTGAAGGAAAAATTCTTGATTTACACAGGAATGAGTAATACGGAGTTTGAGAACATTCTGACTGACAGGTTCTTGGG